CATTATAGTAAATTGAACTCTTCATCATTTAGTTTGAATTTCGCTGAGAATTTACTCCTTATGGACACATCAATCATACTAGGTGAAGGGTTACTTGACATCGTGTATAATCTATCATATAGATACACCAAAGAGTAAACTATGTTTAAGTTGCCAGTCTGTTTGTATATGGCTTTTATTGATGACTTGGACAATGATCTGGGATCCATACATGATCTTGCAATGAAATGATATTTACAAAATAAAACACGATCCAGGATCTTTTGTGGTTGGAATTTTGCTCTGATAGTTGGCAAATTATTAATTAAATCCCAATTAGTGTTTGGATCCATGAAATCATCATAAATATCTCTCTCAGGTAAATCTATTAGCTCTTTTATGTCATCAGCAGTCAGCTCAGTGTTCATTAATAATCCCATAATGTTTTCATCAGTATACTTATCCTCAGCATCATCAAAATAATCCACCATACCTTTGACTTCCCAATCATTGGATATCAAACCAGCTAACCTCTCTTTTGTGATATCAGATATCTTCGGTCTTTTAACATCTAAATCATCCAGAATTTCTACAAGTACATCAGGATTCACATCTGCAAAATCAAATTCAGAACTGAATATCCTAATTTTAGATAATGAATAAATTGATATTCCATTTAGGAAAAATTCTTCAAATTCACCATCAAATGGAATATAGTCTGTAACCATCAAGCCTAAAGGAGTCTTCATGATTTGATGACCATCAGTGTCATCCAACACCATACATTTTGATTCATCCTTCTCTTCCCTAACATAGATACTTCCAACATCAATATGTATGTCTGCAATATCATCAATTATAATATCAACACCATTAGGATCCATAATCGGTTGTATCATATCAGTTAGGATCAAAAACCTGCCTCTTTGCATTTTTGATTTCAACTCATCCATGCTGATCTGAACTAATTCACATGCACTCTTCAATAAGTCAAAATTGACCATTGGATTCTTAGTCTCACTCATCTTGATGATATAATTATTGTAATTTTTTGACAAAATTAATTTATTATCACCCAACTGTACTAATAATTTAAAGTTGCCCCTGTATTGTCCACCCTTATCCATATATTGTCTTTGTAGCCAATAATGCATAATGGTTTTGGTTTCCATAGTCCAAGCACTATAATTATCCAGAAGACCTTCATACATCAACATCATCATAATTCTTTTCTTAGATGACTGCATTATCACATTGTCCCTTAAGTATCTCTCTAGTGGGAGATCTGAGAAGTCTAACCTAATTGGCTTGTTTATGTATAGAGATAAACAAAAAATATTGAAATAATAATATAATTTATCATATATTCTGGGATTTGACTCTAAGCTTTGATTCATGATCAATGTGGTGCTTGTGTAATTGTGAAATAGATTTTGCTGTATCAGTGTGAGATATGATTGATCATAAGCTCTGGATGATGGTCCATAAATCACAGCTTTCATTGGTTTATTACTATAACTCATAATTCTCATTAATATTAACAATAACATTTTTATTCTTTGTGTCTTGTTTCCTTGAAAATTTTCCAATGTTATATCTAGAGAATCACTGATCACAGGAACCAACTCTTTTAGTGTGATCCAATCTCTGTAATAGGATGTGGCTTTATCCTTATCTGGGCTTATCCAGAAAGATTCAATCAAATCTCTTATTGGATTTTTTATTCTCATAGTTATTTCAGTCAATTGTAATGATCTAACATTTTGGGATTCAAAAGGATTTCTAGGGAAGTAGGTGGGTTTAGACATAGATAAACTAAGTAGATCCCTAAATTCTCTCATGTGTGGATAGTATTGTGACAAATCATCAATGTCATTTTTATAATTGATTAAATACTCCAGGCAGTCTGCATATGTGTATCCAACCATTTGTCCTTTAGTGTATTTAGCTGATAATTCCTCATGATAAGGTATTTGAAATGCGGTAGCTGACACTGTAGCTGCAACTCTAGCATAATAAATAGATGCAGCAGTATCCCTCAATGCCTCAGATGCTCCATAACTAAACAATTTCTGATATGTAACAACCTTCATCTCTTCCATTGTTTGTGGCTCTCTTAATAAGAGGGTTATATCTTTTTCTAAAATAGTCCTCATATCATCCCATGTCATGTCTATTTGTCTCTTAATCCTTTGTAATTTCCTCACTGGGCCAGTTGCAGCTTCAATTCGTAACATACCAGTGAAAATATTATCAAAGGTATTCATCTCAGCATATAATTCTGGATTATCAACCGGTATCAAATTATGGCATGATTTGAATAAATTCAACTCTTTGACAGTCAACTCATTGCGCCTATTCAAGATATTATAGTTATGGGATTCAGGTCCTAATATTAACATTATTCCTGGATCACTAATGGGATAAACCCCTAATTGATAAGGGATGTTTTCTCTTCTTAAGTCATAATTAGAGAAATCATTATATCCACCAATATGAGTATGATAGATACTTTCACAAAAAGTTCTGTTTAATCTGTGTGCTATCATGTATAATTCCAGAGAACCACCATTCTCAACAATTTGTCTAGATGTATTATATGATTCTTTCACCATTCTGAAAAATGAATCTGTATTGATTGGCATAACTGAGGCTAGTGCAAACTTAAATAATGTTGGAAAGAAGGTTAAATTTGATCCAAACATTGAATTGAATTCACTTATCAAAAATGAGATAGAACTTTTTGATTTGGATGTCCAAATGTTGAATAACCTCTCTGTTACCTCTTGAGCTCGGATGAATAATTCAATTCTTATATTGATTCTTTTAATTGAGTCCATGGGAAGAGCATGAGCTGTGTATGAATCATCTGAGGAAACAATATCTTTCCATACTCCGGGATCAACTCCTTGAATAGTACAAAGTCTTTTGTAAACTGCATCTCTAAAGCTTAGAGCACACAGATGTAAATATGATGAAGTGTAATG